GCCGCCAACAACAGCAGGCCACCGACTGGGACGCCCTCGAAAAATCTTTGCCCAAGTTCTGATGCAGCTCAAGACCTACCAGCTGGGGTTACGCGCAGCCGCGAACGTGACCCCCTACGCCAAACGGATCAGTGACGAAGAGATCGCATTTCTCTACATGTCCACCCCGTCGAAGATCAAGGATGCCGTGTCGGATGAGGCATGGGTCTACGCGGTGAGCCAATACCGGATGGACCCGAACCCATCAAAAGAGATGCCACTCGATCAGCAACTGTTGTCTTACGTCTTCCGACAACGTGATGGCCGCCCCGCTTTTGACTGGGGCCTCAAGGAAGACCTACCCGCACGGATGGCGGCGTCGGATCAGTTCCACGATCACCCCAGCCTGCAGCCGTCCAACGTGCCGGAGCTGCCCCCATCATCTGGTGGCGTTTTGTCGGGGGCGTTCGATGTTTGACGACAAAACCTTGCGGACCCTCTTGCACAGAGGCGTCGAAAACGGATGGTGGACTGTCGATCATCTCGACACCCCGAGCCCTGGCCTTCAGCTCTTGCGGCGCGAGGCCATCCGTCACCCTGACCCAACGATCCGCACCGCCTTGTCCGAAGGCATGAAGCCACATAGGAACATGCTCCGCGAACTTGGCCCACCGGAACGACCCGAAGCCAAGCCCGCCCCCCGCGATTTCACCGAACCCCCGACCCTTCGCTTTTGATGACCAAGCTTTCACGAATCGAGTTCAACGCCACCCCCGAAGAGCGCAAGCGCTTAGACATCGAGGCCGCCGCCCATGGCATGAGCCGCCAGGAACTGATCCGCGAGCGGGTGCTAATGCGGACGCCCGATACCCCGAAGTTCCGCACCGATAAGGGCGCGATTGATCGAGCCGTCGAGGCCGTCACCCGTCAGCATGTCGGGCTGCCCCGGCACGCTCTGGAGCCGATCGTGTGTACGGTGCTCTGCTCATTGGTGGCAGACAGTCAAACAGGTGGCATACCTGATTGACACGATGGCATGCCATTGGGTATCTTTAGATCAGTTCAGCCGGAGACGGTTCACCTGATGAAAACTCCTCTAGAGATGCGCAACGAGGCCCTCGAAACTGCCACCACTGTTTGGCAGGACGGCCTGACTGTTCTTCCTGAGGGTGACTTCATCCTCGGCGGCCGTCGCCTCACCCTGAACGAGGCAATCCTCTACAGCGGCAACCGTCGCTGGTTTGAGAAGGACTGACCGCCAAGGCCCCGGAGACGGGGCCACCACCCCACCACCTCAACCCATGAAATCCTTAGTCTTCCTCTCCATCGCTGCCGCCGCTGTCGTTGGTGCGATGACCTCCGTTGATCTGGCCAAGAAAGGCGACGGAAACGCCGCCGCCCTGTTTATGGGCTTCACCGCCTTCGCCGCAGCGTCCAGCGTCTGCACCATCGGCTCAATCATCGACGAGGCGTGACTCATGACCCTTGTCCGCTTCAACAGCCACCGCGCCCGTGACAAAGCAGAGGCCATCCATTCGCTAGGCCCCTGTTTTTACTCTTGGGACACTCGCTCAACGGGCGGGTTCTATCGGTTCCCTGATTCCGTCATCTCTCGGATCTTGGAAATCAAGGGGGCCAGCAAGGCCAGCCAGCGTTTCGATTATTTGGAGTGTTGGCACTGACCGGTTGGCATACTGTCCACGGTCTTGACCGTTGGTATGCCATCGGGTTATCTTTAGTTCATCGGGAGGCGGAGACGCCCCCGGTTCACCTCATCACCTCAAAGCAATGCTTTCAACCGCTGCTTACCTCTCCGACGTCGAGATCTCCTACGGCGTCGACACCGACATCCCCCAGGCCATGCAAGGCATGGACCCCTGGACTGTCACCCTGATCACCGAGCACGGTTCCGAGTCCTTCCCCTTCTTCATGGGACGGGGCCACAACGGAGCCGAGCCCGAAGTCCCCGACGTGATCTGTTCTCTGGTCTCCGACGCCTCCTACCTGGAGTGTGAGCCCGACCAAGTCACCTACGAGACCGGCAAGGTCATCGAGGCCAACAATGCCAAGCTGGCCCACCTCTTCGGCAGTTACTGGGAAACCCTCCGGTACATGGACGAAGACGAAATCCGCGAAGTGTTCTGAGCCCTCCGGGGCTCTTTTTTTTGTCTAGGGGGTTGCGCCCTTGCCTCTGGTATGCCATACTATGAGCAACGGGGGGAGACCTCCACATTCACCTCATCTGATCCATGGCCCGCTTCAGCCCACGAGCTGCAACCGTCATCGCCGGCATTTTCGCCGTCCTCGACTCCGGCGCTTTTGTTGACCGCGCCTTCATCGTGAACCGCTTTATCGAGGGCGGCTTCGCTGCCCACCTCGCAAAGCGCAACGCCGACAGGCTCATCGCTGCAAACACCGACATCCAGCACCCCTCGCGCTGGTCCATCTGGGGAACCGGCGACCGCCTCACTTACAGCAAATCCTGAACCCTTCGGGGTTCTTTTTTTTTGGCCAGGGGTTGTGCTTCTGCTCATGGCATGCCATAATTCATTCAACGGGGGACGACCCCACAACCTCAAACCTCAAATGACCGTTTCAACCTTTCGCAGCCGCTGGGGTTCCTACGACGTGACCCGCGCCGTCCTGGCCAAAAAGCCAGAAACCAACAGCGACGGCACCACAACACAAAACGTGGTGATTTTCGAGACCAGCGACGTCAACGAAGACATCGACCGCAACGCCGTCAGTATCGTCAGCAAAACCCTGTTCCTGTGCTCTGACGGCCATACGTTCGAGTCTTGTTATCAGGGCCAACGAACGACCTTGCTACGGCCCGAAGCTCGCAAGGTCTACGGGATTCACCTTGCGGACGGTTACAGCTCCGAAACCCCGCTGATCTATTGAGCAAAAAATTAGGGGCCGGGGCTTGCGCCCTTGCCCCTGGTATGCCATAATTACATCAACGGGCGGACGACGCCCTCACCTCCTCAAATCATGAACACCTCCATCCGCTCCGACCTCAAAGCCGCCGCCTTCTTCTTCGGCCTCGCCCTCGCCTTCTTCACCGTTGACGTTGCCGCCCAGCACGTCCTCCTCGAATGCGAAGACCGCGCCCCCGCCATCGCCCGCATGTGCCGCTGAGCCTGCGGGCTTTTTTCTGTCGATCCTCCGCACCTCACCCCATGGACTTCCACACCTACACCCTCAACCTCTACGAACAGCAGCCCGCCTTCTGGGCTGATGAAACCCCACCCGAGCCCCGCTCCTACCTCTGCGAGGCACGCCGCCGCACTCTCCTCGACCGCCTCCTAAACCGCCCCGGTGAACTCGTCTGGGATGAGTGGGTCGAAACCATCGACCAATGGCACGCCCTCGAACGTGAAGCCCTGCAGGATGGCCTCACCTTCACCACTGACCCCAGGCCCTCCACCTGATCCACACGCCGGGGAGCCTGACGCCTGAGCATCCCCATCCTCAGGCTGAGAGTCATACAAAACCCAGGAGGGAAAGACAGGGGCGGTAGAGGTGCCGTATCGATCCCCCGGCGTTCAAACTTCACACCGCAACCGATGGACCAACACCTCAGGACACAGCAACATCTGAACAACCTTCGGGCCTTTGAGGACTATGAGCGCCGACTTCGTGACGCCTACCAGCGAGCCACAACCCCCGAACCCTCGCCTGCGAAATCAAGAGGACGGAACCGTTCGCATCTCCGTGGGTGAATACGTCGGCACGGTGTCGAGTCATCACCTGGTCGATGTGAAGATCAATCAGCTGAATGACTACTGGCGCAAGATGCACGCCCCACAGAATCAGGCTGGCTAACCTCTAGCCGTCGCCTGTAACATTCGGGCATGGGAAAGAAGAGCACCAATGCAGAAATGACCTCGCGAGTTCGTGAGGTTTACGGGCTTCTTGTTAAGTCCTATTCCCGCTTTGAAATCCTTCAATACGCGGCGGAAAAATGGGAGGTCAGTGATCGGACGGCAGACATCTACATCCAACGAGCCCGTGAGTTAATTCAGCAGGACTCGGACATCGAACGGCCTCAATGGTTGGCCGCTGCCATTGCCCGCCTTGTTAAATACGAGCAGAAGGCCGGCCGTGAGGACAATTTGCAAACTGCCATAAAGGCCCTGGAGACCCAGGCGAAGCTTTTGCGCTTTGACCTCTGATGGTCTCGCTCCTGCACGGGCTGACCGAATCGGAGCCGCTCCTGGCCTTTGCCTCCCCACCTGATCAGCAAGAGGCGGCCGACATCCTCGAACGCATCCGCGCCGACCTGCACCCCGGCCAGCTGGCCTTTGTGGACGACCAGGACACCGAGATCCTGGGACTGTGCGCCGGCTACGGCAGCGGGAAGACCCACGCCCTGGCCGCCAAGACTTGCGCCCTGGCTCTGGCCAACCAAGGCCACACCGGCTGCGTGATGGAGCCGACCGGGCCGCTGGTTCGGGACATCTGGCTCAACGACTTTGAGGCGTTCCTGGAGCGCTATGAGATCCCCTATACCTTCCGGGCCTCGCCATTGCCTGAGGTGATCCTGCACCTACCCGGCGGAGATACAAAGGTGCTGTGCCGGTCCCTGGAATCCTGGACGAGAATCATTGGACTCAATTTGTCGTTTTGCCTGGCCGATGAGATGGATACGGTCCCGCCCGCCGTGGCTGCCAAGGCATTCCCCAAGATCCTCGGCCGCCTTCGGGCCGGCAACGTCCGGCAGTTCGCCGCAGCATCCACCCCCGAGGGCTTCCGCTGGATGTGGAACACGTTCGGCACTGAGGAGGCAAAGGAGCGCAAGGACCGCAGGCTCATTAAGATGCGCTCGGCGGACAACCCACATCTGCCCCCAGACTTCATTTCCCGGCTGGAAGCGTCCTACGACCCCAGCCTCCTCGCCGCCTATCTGCAGGGCGAGTTCACGAACCTAACCACCGGCCAGGTCTACGACCGGTTCGACCGCAACAAGCACATCTGTCGAGATCTTCCAGATGTAAGCGACGAACCCATACGCGCCGGGATTGACTTCAACATCGGGAATATGAGCGCCGTAATTGGCGTGCGTCTGGGCAACTCTTTACTGCTGATTGATGAGATCAGCGGCGCCCATGACACCGACGCCCTGGCACAAGAAATACGCAGACGATTTCCCGACCGTCGCATCCTGGCCTACCCGGACGCATCAGGAGCGGCACGATCTACGAATTCCAGCCGCACCGATGTCGCGATCCTTGAGTCCTATGGGTTCAGCAATCAGTCGCCGAAATCGAATCCTCCCGTCCGTGATCGGGTGGCTTCTGTTCAAGCTTTGCTGGAGAACGGGAAGGGCGAGGTCCGGCTACAGGTAGCGGCGCACTGCAAGCGGACCATTGAGTGCCTGGAGCTGCAGAGCTACACGGAGCAGGGCGAGCCGGACAAAGACGCGGGCTACGACCACATGAACGACGCCTTGGGCTATTTAGTGTTCCGCGAGTTCTCAATCCTTCATGCTCGCGCTGGTCGAGGCACAGGAATCAGGCTTTACTAAGCTGTGGCTATTAAGTAGGGCGGGCCGTGTATTCATCGTTT